AAAATAAGAACTGAGGTTCCTTTGTTTGTTGAAGAAAAATTCTCAAACTTATTAAACTACTCATATAATAAAGGTTATATCAGAGGTCTTAACTCTGATTTTATCGCATTACCTGGTTTAAGATACTCTTCAACAACAGACACTATCGCAGATTATTTGGTTCCTTATAAATCAGCTGAATCACCTTGGGTTGTATCACAACTTCGTGGTAACACAGTTCAAAGATTGTTCAAAATAATCACAGTTTGTGATGGTGACTCGGCAAACCTACAAATTAAAATTTCAATTCAAAACATTTCATATACTAATGGTTCATTTGATTTAGCGGTTCGTTCGTTCTACGATACTGACTCAAATCCTGTAGTTATTGAAAAATTCACTAATTGTAGTTTAGACCCAGCGTCTAACAGTTATGTGGCTGTAAAAATTGGTACATCTGATGGTGAGTACGCATTGAATTCAAAATACATCATGTTGGAAATGAATGTGGATGCTAACCCCGATTCGTTACCTTGTGGTTTTGAAGGTTATGAAATTAGAGAATATGCTAACGCAACTCCTCCATTCCCTGTATATAAAACATCATACAATTACCCAAGTGAAATTATTTATAACCCACCATTTGGTACAACTGCGGGAGATAATACAGTTCAAAGTGCTGGAGATAGAGTAAGAACATCTTACTTAGGTATTTCATCACAAATTGGTTATGACCCTGACTTCTTTATGTTCAAAGGTGTTCAAAAACCAAATAACTTGTGTGAAGTTGACCCAGCAGAACCGTGGAACTATCAAACAAAAGGTTTCCACATGGACTCAGGTGCTACTGTAGTAACAATTGCTGTCGGTCCAACATCAGGAACACCAGCGTTTGATTGTGGTGACGCATCATTCCAAAGTGACCCTGAAACATCTGCTAATCCATACTACCAAATCCAAGCAAGAAAATTTACTTTCTTGGTACAAAAAGGATTTGACGGTTGGGATATCTACACTGAAAAGAGAACAAATGGTGATAGATTCCAATTAGGTGGTGCGGGATATCAAAAAGGAGCTTGTTCAAGTGCAAGATATCCAAACGCAACGGGTTGGGGAGCTTTCAAACCAATCGCTATTGATAACTTCACTGACTACGCAAACACTGATTACTATGCTTACTTGTTAGGTATTAATACATTTGCAAACCCTGAAGCTACTACGATTAACGTATTCGCTACACCGGGTATTGATTACACTAACAACTCAAATTTGGTTGAGGATGCTATTTCAATGATTACATTTGACAGAGCGGATTCAATCTATATTTGTACAACACCAGATTGTAACTTAAATATACCTGTACAAACGGGTAACTTTATTTACCCAACAGAAGCGGTTGACAACTTGGTAAATACAGGTATTGATTCTAACTACACAGCAACTTACTATCCATGGATTTTGGTTAGAGACACTGTAAACAATACACAAATTTACTTACCACCAACAGGTGAAGTTTGTAGAAACTTAGCATTGACTGACAACATCTCATTCCCATGGTTCGCAACTGCGGGTTACACAAGAGGTTTAGTTAATTCAATCAAAGCTCGTAAGAAACTTACACAACAAGACAGAGATACATTGTATCAAGGTAGAATTAACCCTATCGCAACTTTCTCTGATGTTGGAACTGTAATTTGGGGTAACAAAACACTTCAAATCGCTGATTCAGCTTTGAACAGAATCAACGTAAGAAGATTGTTGTTACAAGCTCGTAAGTTAATTTCAGCGGTTTCTGTAAGATTGTTGTTTGAACAAAACGACGCTAAAGTAAGACAAGACTTTTTGGATTCAGTAAACCCTATCTTGGATGCTATCAGAAGAGACAGAGGTTTGTACGACTTCCGTGTTACAGTAAGTAACTCACCAGAAGACTTAGACAGAAACACAATGACAGGTAAAATTTACTTGAAACCAACAAAAGCGTTGGAATTCATTGAAATTGATTTCTTGATTACTCCAACAGGAGCATCATTTGAAAACATTTAATAAAAACAAAGTGGGGGGTAACACTCCCACTTTTTAGCCGATACACAATAGATGAAATTAAAAAAAATTGTAAAAGAAGGTTTTGATGATGCAGGTACACCAGACTTAAAGTATTATGCGTTTGATTGGGACGATAATTTAATGTATATGCCAACAAAAATTATTTTACAAGATGAGAATGGTAATGAAGTTGGTATGTCTACTGAAGACTTTGCGGAACACAGACACCAAATAGGGAAAGAAGAGTTTGATTATAATGGACATAAAATTGTTGGATATGCCGACCAACCCTACAGAAATTTTAGAGAAGGTGGTGATAAACAATTTAAGATTGATGCCATGAAAGCTAAAATTGGTCCCGCTTGGTCAGATTTTGTGGAAGCAATAAATAACGGGTCAATATTTTCAATAATCACCGCACGTGGACACAACCCTGAAACATTAAAAGATGCCGTTTACAATCTAATTGTGTCGGACCATCAAGGTATAAATAAAGATTTATTATTAAAGAATCTTAGAAAATACAGGGACATTTCAAATATGGAAGACAAGTCAGATATGGAATTAATTAAAGACTATCTCGACATGAACAAATTTTACCCCGTTAGTTTTCTTGACCCAACAGGTGCCGGAAATCCTGAACAATTAAAAGTGGACGCAATGAGGGAATTTATTTCTTATGTGAAATCTCAAGCAAAACAATTAGGTAAAAAATTATATCTTAAAAATGATATAAAAAATAATTTTGTTCCTAGTATTGGTTTTTCTGATGATGATATTAAAAATGTAGAAGTAATGAAGAAGAGTTTTGAAGATGAGCCAATATTAAAGAATTATTATACTGGTAAAGGAGCTAAAACTAGATACTAAATGGAGTATAATTTTGAAAAAAACAAAGTAAAGACAAAAATTTTCCAGTAGTATGTATTTATATATAAATAAACTAAAACAAAAGTAAAAAACAAAATATACCATGGCTGATTTATTAATGAAAATGCCGGTTCCTTACGAACCAAAAAGAGCGAACCGATTTATATTGAGATTCGACACAACTTTAGGGATTAATGAATGGTTCGTAGAATCATCAGGAAGACCATCAATAGATATTAACTCTACAGAAATACAATTTTTGAACACTTCTACATTCGTAGCAGGTCGTTTCAAATGGAACCCAATTTCTGTTAAATTCCGTGACCCAATTGGTCCATCAGCAACTCAGGCTCTTATGGAGTGGGTTCGTTTACACGCAGAATCTGTTACAGGTCGTATGGGTTATGCTGCAGGTTACAAGAAAAATGTTGACCTTGAAATGTTAGACCCAACTGGTGTTGTCGTAGAAAAATGGATTTTAGACGGATGTATGATTACAAAGGCTGCTTGGGATAACGTGGCTTATAGTGATGACAAATTAGCAGGATTAGACGTTACATTACAAATGGACCGTTGTATCTTGGTTTACTAATATAGTATTTACTTTTATTATTGATTAATAATTAATCTAAGGTATATTTAACACAGGGACTAATTCCCTGTGTTTTTTTTATGGATGAAAATTTAGCAAAATATGGTCAACAAGAATTTAACTTACCACATGACGTGGTAAAACTTCCTACAGAAGGTAAATTCTACAAATCAAAAAAGAAGTCGGTTAAAGTAGGTTACTTAACAGCCGCTGATGAAAATATAATCATGGCTTCAAATGGTGATGATTTGGTAATTAGTTTACTTCGTAGTAAAATTTATGAACCAGATTTAAGACCTGAAGATATGTTGAATGGTGACATTGAAGCGTTATTAATCTTTTTAAGAAATACATCTTTTGGTCCTGAATATAAAATTTCGGTTTTAGACCCCCAAACTAATAAAAGATTTTCAACTGAAGTAATGTTGGATGCTTTAGATTTCAAAAAGACATCAACATTACCAAATGAAGACGGAACATTTGACGTTACACTTCCAAAATCAGGTGTTAATGTTAAGTTAAGACCATTGACATGGAGAGAAAATCAAGATATTAATAAAATGGCTGAGGGTTATCCTGTTGGTAGAGTGGCCCCTAAAGTTACTTGGAGATTACAAAAACAAATTGTTTCTGTTGGTGGTGATTCTGAACCAGGTACTATTAATAAGTTTGTTGAGGGATTACCAATTATGGATTCCAAATTCATTAGAAATTTTATTAATGATAATGAACCTCAATTAGATTTGAGAAAAACAGTTATTACCCCGTCAGGAGAAAAGGTAGA